CTGGTGCCGGGATAACTTCTGAATCCACCATATGTAGTTTACGGCGCCGGGCCTCTATTGAGGTTTCCCCTTTGCGTGGCCGGCCACCCAGTGCGCCATTATGCCGGGAAGCAATGATTTTGGCTGTTGACGGTGACCGGTCTGGCCCGGCGTCCAGAACCGGCATGTCCAGCGTGGCTTCCATTAAAATACGCACGCCTTGCTTGCGGGGCATGGGAAACGGCAGGCCGCAGTTCTGCCATTCCTGATACGCGGCGGCCTCCCCTATTGCATCCCACAGGCACAGCACGCGGGCGAAGCGGCTGAACCATTCCGCCTTACTGGTGGGCAGGGCGTAGCTGCCCGTTTTGCGGATGGACGGTAGAACTTCCGCCGTGACCCATTTGCGGAAGCGTTTGGCTTCGGCCTTCCTGCTGGTGAGAATGAGGGTGTAGAGGCCGCTTTCGTTGATGATGGTGGTTTCTTGGGGGCCACCAAGGGTCTCAATAGTATTGACCCCCTTTTCATCATTATCGAGCCGTCTGCCTGCCATTGTGGGATTGCCGATGTCCAAAACGTCGCACACATCGGCCAGCACAAACCACGGCTCACCCTCACGGGTCAGCACCCGCACGGCATGTTCCTCAAAGCTGAATGGCATTACGGCGCTCATGCAGCGTTCTCCCGCACCAGATCCCGCGCCAGAGAGAGGATAAGCTGTGTCTCTCCGTCAATTTCGCTATAACGCAGGTGCTCCGGCAGAAGCGCGAGAATGATTTTGCCCTTCAGGCGCTGGCCTTGCGGGGTAAAGGCGGGAATGGCCGCGAGTTCTTCCAGACGGGCACACTCTTCCAACACCAGCGCATCAAACCGGGCCTCGTAAGCATCGGCTTCTGGCGTGTTGCAGGCTGGCTCCGGCTGGCGGCTCATGGCGCGTGCGGCAGAATAGGCGGCCTGAAACCGCTGATGGCAAGCAAATAACGGTGCATCGTCGGGCCGTCGTGCTATGCCCGCAGAGGGTGCGACGGCCAGCAAAGGTGCAGCCATGATTGTGGTAAGCACACAACGGCGTTGTGTGGTAGATAAGGCGTTAGCCTTGGGCATGGGGTTATCTCCCTGCTTGAGGTTAAGCTGAGCAGGAAGGTTGTAGCTCCTGCTCAGCTGCCTAATGGTGATATAACCATTCGCTCTTGCAGGCAATGGATGAAATGGGTTATTTCACCTATATGGCGATTAACAAAGAAAAAACGGTTCAAAAACTTATCTCTATGCCGCGTGAGTTGGCAGAGGAAATAAGTAACTATCGATATGACAACCGGCTACCGTCAGAAGCGGAAGCGGTCCGGCAGCTTATTAAGTTGGGGTTGGAAAAACGTAAAAAAGCTATATATCAATAGGAAATCTTAAATCTTTTAAACAAATATTTTAGAAAGTATCTTAAATCTATGAAATTAGCATTTAGTAATCGTCTAAATCGTAGACGTAAAGCCTCTCGAAAATATATAAAAAACATGAAACCGTATGTTAGTGTAATAAATATAAAAACCCCTGAAATATTATTAACAAATAGAGAGAATTATATAGAAGGAACTTTAGAGTTTTTTTGTAATTTGCGCAAATGTATTGATGGAGCAATAAAAGAAAATTGCGGTTTACACGTGGATTTTCGTCCTTTGCGTATTTTAGATTTGAGTTCTGGTTTGATTCTCGTGGCGGAGTTGGATAGATATCAAAGACTTTTAGGGGTTAAACTAGTACCAAGAACGGTAAACGAATGGGACAAATCAGTTGTGGAATTTCTAAGAAATATAGGATTTTTTAGAATTTTAAAAACAGATATTGCACCACATATAAAAAAATCAAGTAAAGTTATTACTATACCATTTATTACAGGAAAAAACACATCGGGTCATTTAGCTAGCATGCTAAGGAAAAAATTACAGAAAATAATAAGGGAGGAAAACAAAGAATATTTTTTAAAAATTTATGAGCCATTAATAGAGAGTATGAAAAATTCTATACAGCACGCCTATGAAGAAAATATATATAATGAAATTTCAAATGAATATTTTGGGAAAAGGTGGTGGATGTGTGCATCCTTCAATCGAGCAACATCAACTGTTGAAATAGTTTTTTTAGATCTTGGTCTAACTATTCCAAAATCTTTAAGAACATCGCCGAGATGGAACGGTCATAATATATATGCTAATGATACTAAAAAAATGGAAGAAATCACTGACGATACTTTGATTTTATGCGCTTTAAAATATGGAATTACAATTACACTACAGTCCTTTCGTGGAAAAGGGTTTAAAAACATTATAGCTCCAGCTAAAGTGCATCAAAAAAATTCTGTAAGTGTGATTAGTAGAAATGGCTATGCCATGATTAGTGGAACAAATCCTGATAAGCCATTTTCCCCAATTCTATCTTCTCATCATCCTCTTTTAGGGACACTCATTAGATGGTATATTTATGTACCTACCAAAATCCACTAGTATGATCGGGAAATAAAATGCAAGAAATAAAAATAGCAACAGATTTTTCTCGTACGCCCGGAGGAAGGCACAAAAAACTAGGCCCAGCTAGTGGTGAAGAATTTCGTGGTTTATTGGTAAGAAAATTAAGAGAAAATCCTCGCGAGAAATTTCAAATAATCTTTGATGGTGCTGAAGGTTATGGTTCTTCCTTCTTGGAAGAAGCGTTTGGAGGCTTAGTCAGATTGGGAACCTTGAGCAAAGAAGATATTTCGGAAAGATTAGTCCTTAAAGCCTACTCAAGCGATTACCAAACATACGTGGATGAAGCCAAACAGTATATTCATGATGCTTTTCTAGCTAATAAAAGGTAATAATTAAATCAGAAGGTTATTAAAATGACTTCTTGGCAAATGCTCATTCAACCTGCCGTAACTCTATTCAGCGTTTGGGTTGGCTATATCCTTAAAGTTGCAGCTGATAGAAAAACCAGCTTACAGAACCATATATCTGACATTAAAGAAGAAATTGAAAAACTCTCTTCAGTTTCTCTGGAATACTGGTCAAGAAATGTGCTTGAGGTAGATAGAGGTGGGATAGATATTCAACAAGAGTGCAAAATAAAATCATATAATCATAATATAAATAAAATAATAACAAATATAGAGAAAAATTTTCGTTCAAATGATTATACTAATATTAGAGAAACAATAACAAACCTGCGTCAAGCAAGTAGCGGAGGTCAATTCGAAATCGCCCAAGATCGAGAAGTTTCTCCGGAGGCCATAATGAAAACAATGAGCATATGTGGAGAGCTAAAAATAGAGATTGATACATTTCTTGCTAAGAAAAAATGGTATCATATCTTTCAGTGAAATTAACGTTTTGATATCGTTTGAATGGTTGTATTTGCAATATCTATCTGCTGCTCTGCAAACACCCACTCAGTATCTGTCGGAGCGCGCCCTTCCTTAATCGGGGCCAGCAGGGCTTTAATGTCCGCCACAATCATCGGGCCATTCTGGATCAGGGCTTCCACGGCGGAAATGGCAATCTGGGTATAGTTCATCGGTCAGTTTTCCTCGGTGTGTTGCGGTATCGTGATGGGTGGGGTCAGGACGCAGGCACCAGCGTCCGCGCTGCGTTCAGCGCATCCTGCGCGGCTTCCACAGCGGCCTCTCCCAGTGGGTCGCCTTTGCGCGCCGCTTCATCCAGCGGTTTGATCTGCTCATAGGCCTTCTGGAAGGCAGGCTTCAGCTTCGCCACCACAGCCGGGTCTGCCGCTGGGTTCTTCTCATAGGCCGCCGCAAGCTGTGCCGCCGCGGCAAAGGAGAGGCTGAGGCCATAAACAGCCTGCTGGCGCTGTACGGTCTGACCTGTACCACAGGCGGTCAAAGCCAGCGGCAGGAGCAGTGCAAGCGTGAGGGTAGCGGCTTTGTACCGCAGGAAAGAAAGTTTCATGGTCATATCCCAATAAAAAAGCCGCCTCAGGCGGCGGCTGAAAAAAAGGGGGCTGCTATTATCACGCCTCTTACAGGCAGGAAGATCAGGCAGGCTTGCCGTCAGAATCGGCAGCGTTGGTCGCGTGGCCTTTGTTCTGCGCCACGCTGTTGACCAGCGCATACAGCTTCATCCAGCGGGAGCCTTCAGCGGGGCGCGGCCAGAACCGCGCCAGCAAAGCGCACAGCGCCACCAGAAAGGTGCCAACAGTTACAAGGTCGCCCGCATACTGCGCGGGCAGCATCGGCAGAACCGATGCCAGAAGAGATTGCCAGTCCAAGGCATTTCCTTTTTCGTTAAAGAGTTGAAGGCCATCAGGGCACGCGCAGACCAGCCCACACCAGCCATTCGGCACGCCTCCGCCGGGTCAGGCCCGGAGAAGTGACCAGTTCGCCATTTTTGTGCATGTGGTTCCACAGCAGGATCTGGTTCCGGGCCACAGCCCCCTGCCCTGCATTCAACTGCCGCAACAGGGTAGAGCCAGCCAGTGCTGACACCCCCATATTGAAGGTGAAATCCAGCAGCGCAGCTTCCTGCCCCGTGCTCAGGCTCACACGCACCAGCTTACGGATCTCGGGCTGAAGCGCCCGGAGCGCCGTCAGCAGCAGGTTGTCTGCCTCAGCCGGAGTAATGGGGGCTGTGCGGCTACATACGGCGGCCCCGTTGGCCAGCCACCGGCTGCCGTAGCCGATGGTCCAGTAACCGGCTGGGCATATGTAGGGCCGCAGCCGCAACCCTTCAAACTGCCGCGCCAGACCGGCGGCAAGGGAAATAGAATCATCCATTCAGTTTTCCAGATACAAAAAAGGCCGCGTCATGCGCGGCCGTGGGTGGACGAGTTTACTGAAGGTCAGGAAGAATTAGTCCACCGGACCACAAAAGCCCCGGAAATCCGCCATTGCGGCTGGACTAGTTTCTGGAAGAGCTTTTGCGGTCCGGTTGACAAAATGCGGCTTTGCGCTTGTCAGTGCCCCAGACTATGCAGGGCCGTTACAATCCCGCTTCCGAGAGCGCTCCCCAGAATTGTCAGACCACCATTCACGACAGTCCGCGTTGTGCTGAGCTTTTTGACCAGTGCGGTTAAATCAGAGATCCCTTTCCGGACCCCAGCAAACTGCCTGTCAACATCAGCCTGATAAGCCAGAAATTCCGGGCGTGTGATCATGTTAGTGTCAGACATTATCTTCTGTCCTTTAGGCATAAAAAAAGCGGCTTAAAGCCGCTCTGTGATGGTAAATGTGGTTTGTTGCCGCGCTGCCGCCCCATAGGGGTTTGACAGGTCCCCCCGCTGCACCCGGCCAAATAAGGTGCGCAGGTTTAGCGTTGGCGGGTCTGCTGCCGGGTCCGGAATAAACAGAATGTTGGTGCCAGCGGCCTCTAACAGCGGAAATTGCTCCAGAACCGGCACGTCAGCTAGATCCAGAGATTCATGCGTTACAACCGCTTTGCGCCGGATAAAATTGGGCGTGACAAACTCGCCTCCAGCGCGGCCTGTATTGACTGTGCTGTTAGCGTCAACCGCTGTTGTGCTTTTGGTGCTCATGTTGCGCACTGGCTGCCAAAGCGGCCCTATGTAGGCTAGGCCAAGTGCCACATAGTCTTCCGCAACGCTGCCATTGTGGCTGATCTCAACCCGAATATCCGTGGCCGAAATAGGTTGCGGTGCAACGTGCACCAACTGCACAGGGCCGATACCGCCTAACGTCGCGAAGGCACCGGACGCCTGGTAGACCTGTGTGTCTCCGTTTTTCACAGTAATGGTCCATGTGGCCCCCTGCCCCAGATTTGTACGCCCAACATAGAACGCCTGGACAAGCTCTGCGGGCCAGTAGGCAACATCAAACCAGACAGTATCCTTCTTGTAGCACCAGAAGGCGGCGGTTGCGTTGCCCTGCGGGTTTGCCAAATTCGTTACATCAAATGCACGGCTCCCTGCGGTTTCTGTGTAACGTGGCGGGCTACCCGTAAGAGTTGCCGTGGCATTAACTTTATTATGCAGCCCGAAGGCACAATTGGCCATTATACCAACACCGTAAATGTTATTTCGCCATCGCTGGACCCGCGATAGGATTCACCCACCACAAGCCCTGGCAATCCATTTCTCAGGCCATCCACATGTGCAAAAAGCACCATGCTTGATCCTATTTTAAAATCGGCCAATCGATGGAAGGGCACCGTCACATAAAACAGACGCCGCTCAGCTTTTGCCCAAAGGTCATTGATGGCCTGTGCAACAACTTGCGCCGCATCAGCTGATTGCAAAGAGGTTAGAACGTCTGGCGGGCTCACAACTTCCGCTGTAGGACTGTCAGTGCCAACCGTTACAGCAGAACGGGCAGTTTTAAGGGATGAACTGATGGCGCTGGGATTGATCTGATTGCCAGACAGCACGGTGTAGTTTTTTGCGTATGTACACCGACCACATGTCAGCGGCAGAACCAGCTCAGACGGCATATCAGCCTGCCGAAGAGTAAGAATTTCTTCTGGCATGACGGCATTTTTTGCGCCCTTGAAGACAGTCTGGCTTAAAAATGCTGCTGTGATCCCGATAAGCCGTAGCGTGCCGTCTCTATCATACGTCAACTTACGCATGGTGCCTTGCAGCAGTTCCGCCAGCATATCAGAGCCGGTATAGCTCTGGCTGCCATCCCAAAAGCACCCTGCATCGCTCACAACCGCTTTGCCGTTCTGGTCAAATGGGTCTGACCAATCGGGCGCAAGAGTGTTGGCCGCTATTCCTACATCTTGTATCAGAACCTGCCGCACAACATCATGTAGCCTATGAGGGCTGCTGTAGTCAGGAAACGCGCCAGACCCTGTGCATGTCATTTCATAAACAGGCGTACCGCCCAACCGAAAAAATGCGCCCCGCTTTCCACTTTCTATTGTGTAGTGGCCTGCTGGCGGGCTGGCCGCAGTAATGTCGCTGACCCATCCATGATATGACCAACTACCGGCTGTTGATGTGTCATTCCAGCTACCCGGCAGGCCACCTTCCAAAACTGTGAGGTTTGGCGAACCGTCAGACGTTGTCTGAAGCGGCGCATCAGAGATCTGGTAGATCTGGTTGACGCTATCGACACACACAGGCGTGAAGTTATAGGCAAAGCCCCGCAGACGCGGTTTTACCCGGCCTGCCAGGCTTGCCTCTCCCTCAATACCACCTGTGCCCGCATAAGTTGCGAGCGGGAGTTTACGGCTTAGCTCAATAGGTCCTGCAAGGGTTAGCGTGCCCTGTGTATCTCCCACACGCCATGCTGTGGCTGATCCAGAAAAGAGAGGCACACAGCTACTCAACGCAGGGTCCGACCACCAGCCTCGCGCCGCATCATACGTGCGCAGACCTATTTTCAGGCTAATCTGCGCCGTATGGTTGCGCACATTGAACGCATCAGACACGCCCACATCAAGGTTGAGTGTCAACTGCCCGAATGACTGTGTCATCCCGCTGCCAGACAGCGAGATATCCAGTTCCCGGTCAACATCCGGTAATTCTGATAAAATGGGTGGGTAGCTGATACCCGCTTGCGTATCTACAAAGCCGGTATCAGAAAAATAAGAGGTCGCCCCCGAGACTGAGAGCGACCCCATAAAAGCACGTTGCTGCATAGTGCCCCTTACGCTGCTGCTTTAGCAGTCTGGAACCTCAGTTCCGTGGTGTTTTTCGCAACAGCCTGCAATATCTGCTGGAGGATTGTTGCAAGTGTTGTCGTGCTGTCTTGTACAATCAGACGCATGGCATCTGCCGTCAGCTTGTCAGTATTCATACTGCCAAGGCTTTGCAGCATGGCCTGGATCTGTTTGTAGTCCACAACATAACCAATCCCGCCACCATTCAGTTTTTTCGATACACTCAAGAAGGACTGCATATCCTGCTGGACAGAAGCTAGTGCCGTGCTGTCACCACCCAAAGCCTTGCCATAGTCGGTCTGCAAGTTATCGTTTGCAGCTTTATATTGATCAGAAACCGAGAGAGGAGACGCATCAGACAAAGATAGGCTCTTTGCATAGTCCCGAAGGCTTCCAAAGGTATTGGATAAAGACTGCTGCGCCTGTTTCTGGTTTTCTAAAGTTTGCCCTGAGTATGTGTTTTGAATTTTGAGCCTTTCAGCAGCAAGCGTTTTATCAAGATCCAGCATTTGCGCGGAGTAATCAGAATTTGAAGCGTAACTATCACCGAGATAGCTCTGCCATTCATCCCGAAGCTGCTGTTCCTGCTGAGCCGCTGATAAGTCGAAGCTCAGAAGATCTGATCCTTCTTGATCTCCGGTTGCAGCAAGATAACGGACCTTTACAGACTGATCTGATTGCACCAGAGCCTTTTGCTTCGCCAAGGACTGGTCAGCATAAGTCAGTTGAATTTTCAGCCTTTCAGCAGCAAGCGTTTTATCAAGGTCCAGCATTTGCGCAGAATAATCAGAATTTGAAGCGTAACTGTCACCAAGATAGCTTTGCCACTCATCCCGCAGCTGCTGGCGTTGCTGGGCCGCAGACACATCGAAATTAACAAGATCAGATCCAGCCTGGTCTCCGGTTGCTGCAAGATAACGGGCCTGAACGGACTGGTCTGCCTGCGTGAGCTTCGTTGTTTCAGCAGCCAGCATCTGTTGTGCTATCGCGTTGCCTTTATCCAAGATAACCTGATAATCCAGCCCGTAGCGCTTTGCCTGATCAGCTGCTTGTGCATACTTGTCCCGCAGATCAGCAACTTGATCGACAAGACTTTCGGCATTGCCCGCAGTGACACCTACGAGCTCTTTCACGGTGCTGATTTCAGATTGCAGCGCTGATGTAGACAGCTCCTTTCCGCTCAACCCAGACAGAACTTTCTGCACATCGCCTGTGTAACCTGTGATATTGCCAACTGTCACATGCGTTGCATCGTCAAACTTACTGACTGAGACGTGCAGTGCATCAAGTGTATCAGTCAGCTGCACAAGGCTTTCAACAGCCTGCGTATAGTCACTGATACTATCAAACTTTTTGGGCATAATCTGTTGCAGCGCAAGGTTTTCGTTTGCCTTATCGCTGCTTAGATCAATTCCTCCAAGCAAGTCAGACAATGATGTGCTGCTGCGCTTTTTGCCTTTGTGATAATGCCCCACTTCACCGTAATTACCAGCAGACACTGTAATTCCGGCATCGCTATAGACCGAGTTGACTGTATCAAGATCGGTTTGCAGGCCGTCACGCACATCATCAGACGCATGTTTTGTACGAGAGCCACCAATACTGAGCTGCCCGTCTGACCCGACGACACTATCGTAAACATAGTGCTTTTTATTGAACAGACCGCCGATCACCCCACCGACGGTACCAAGCACAGCTCCCCCGATCATGGCGCCGATAGGGCCGCCGAAAACAGCACCCACCACGGTGCCAATACCAGCACCAACAGCAGCCCCAATCTTCCCGCCTTTACCACCGCCGGTAAGATTGGAGGCTTTCTTGCCGACACTGTAGCCAGTTGTCAGGCCGCCAAGAGCCCCACCGGCAAGCCCTGCTGCGCCGCTTACAGTGCCCGCAGCTTGCATGCCGCCGCTGCTCATCAGGCCGCCATTTCCGGAGAACATATCCGACATTGAGCCGAAGCCGGAATTAACGCTAGTGTTGATGCCGGAACCGCCCAGGGTCTGCGCTGTGCTGTCTAGCGACTGGCCGCCCGTAAACGCCCAGCCGCTATCTCCAACAGCTTGGCCAACGCCAGCAGTGCTAGATTGCGCCGAACCGCCGCTGAACATCTGCCCGATGTTCCCAGCCCAGCCGCTATTGCTGATCACTTGCCCGACACCGGATGCACCCGTGTTGAACAGAGAGCCGTTGTGCTGAACAGTGCCCCCAGATCCAGCACTTGCGCCGCTGCCGAAAAACGCCTGCGCGTCTTTTACAGTCAGGCCTGAACTGCCGATGACTTCGCCAGAACTTGTAATGCCAGCACTACTGCCACCAAGGTATTGAGAGAAGTCACCAGAACCACTGCCAGACGATGAACCCGAAAACAGCTTATTGACATCTGACAGCGTAGAGCGTGTGCCGCCGTCAATCTCGTTCAGTAGCGGATTAATCAAGCCCATCTTTATGACAAGGCCTGCTATCTGCGTTTCAATGCCGCTCAAGACATTCTTGAACGACATGCCGGACGAAGTGCCCTGCAGAAAGCCCTGTGTGATGCCGTCTGTGAGCTGGTCTGTCATGCTTGACAAACTGCCCGTGACATCCTGCAAAACCTGCTGCTGGTGCTCGTATTCAGCAGTTGTCTGCGTCACACTGCGGGTCAGAGCAAGGTTTTCTTGTGCCGCCTCCGGCAGAACCGCCCCATATTCGCGGTGCAGTTCCAGGTCTTTCTGCATGACTGCAAGAGAGACTTTCCGCTCATCAGCATTCTGGCCAAGGCTATCGGTCTCTGCCTTGAGCATCGTCAGATTATCGCGCAAGCTGTCATTCTGCTGGGCAAGCTGGAAGGCTTTTTGGGCTGTTGTCGCTTTTGACATGGCAGCAACCCGCGTATCCATCGCCTGCCTGAACTCCGGAGAGCCTTTGGCAAAACTGTTGGATGCCTCAGCGTATGCCTGAGCATAAGCAGTAGCCTGCTCAGCCGTCATGCTACCCGCTTTATAAGCCGCTGTAGCTTTCTCTTGCCCCTCAGTCTGTGTGGCAAGGGCAGCGTTCCCGGCTTGCCATTGCTCCGTAAGGATCTGCTCAGCCCGTGCCTGAGCCGCAAGCACTTGCGCTGCTGTAGCGTGCGTGCCGTTCAGGGAGAGCTGCGCCTGGTCAACCTGCTGGGCCACGGCAATCATCTGCCGCTGATAGCCAGTCAGCCCAGCAGCACTGCGGGCCGCCAGATCCTGAGTATGATCCAGTTCTTCAACAGGGTTACGCAGGTTGGCGATGGCAGCGCTGGTTGCGTCCATCTGGTCTTTCAGGATTTTTACAGACCCGGCATAATCCGTAATCTGTGGATCGCCCGCCTGGTAAGCTTTATTGAGAGCATCCAGCGCAGTTTTCTGTCCTGCGTACGTACGCTGCAAGTCAGCCATTTGCCCGGCTGTACTGGAATCCCCTTTGCTGATGTAGGCATCAGATTGAGCGCGAAAACCTGCCAGAGTTTGCGGGCCGTAGGCTGCTCCCTCTGTTGTATTGGCTACATAGTTCTGTGTCTCCTGCGGCAACGCATTGGGGTCAGAACCATTCTGAAGCCATTTATCAACATTTTTTGGCCCCCAGTTATAAGCCATGGCGGTGAGAGTGAGATCACCGTCATATTTTGAGTAATAGCCCTTGAGCAGCTTTGCTGCGGCACTTTCATTGCCGTGCAGATCCGTCAGGTCAAAACCAGCAGCATTGCTTGGCATGACCTGCAACGCCCCGATTGCACCGGCAGACGATTGGACGAGCTGCCCGGCTTTATACTGGCCTGTGCTGCTTTCCTGCGGTTGGATTTTGTGCAGCAACCAGGACGCATCACTGCTCAAACCCTGCTCAGCAGCCACCGTGTCCAGCATTGCTTTGGCCGCCTGGGCGCTCTGGGCATCTGTCTGGTTTGTAACAGTTTTGGGAGTGACTGCTTCCGCTGGACTTTTGAACTGCGGGTCAGACGTGTTGCCCTGCTGCATGACATGCGCAAGCGTGCTGGGCACAAGATGCTCTACAGCGCCCTCCACTTCGCCATACAGCCATGCCCCCCAACCAGAGACGGTGGAAACCGCAGTGCTTGTTTTCAGTTTTTCAAGCTTTTCTATGATCTCGTTAAGCTTGCTCACGCTCGTGGCGGCCATGCTGACAATACCGCTGCCGATATGCTCAAACGTGAACGTCAGAACATCACCGACACCGCCAGTCTCATCCTTCAGTTTTTTCAGTGCCTGCTGAAGGGGTGTCAGCGCACGGTCTGCTGCGCCTTGCGTGTCGGCTTCCAACGTCTTGAGCACAGCACTCAGCGCCCCAGTACGGTCGCCCATTTGCTGCATGTGCTGCACAGACAGGATGAGACCGGCATCAAACCCCTGCAATCCCTGCTGCGCAAAGTCCTGCGCCGCTTTGGCGGGATCTTGCAGAGCCTGCGCCATCGTCTTTGCTGCTTCCGGAACAGTAGTGCCCAGAATAGTGGACAGATTCCGGGCGTCTGTTGTCAGACGGGCAATTTCGGTGCGATCCACAGTGGGAACAGAGACAATGGTTTGCACGACAGTGCGGCTATCTGACAAAGAAAGCCCATCTTCATCTTTATGCAGTTTGCGTGCCGCCTGCTCAGATGCCGTGGCAATATCGGAATAGTCCTGCCGCGTAGCCCGCAGGCGCTGGCCAAGACCCGCCAGACGCTCTTCCTCTTCCTCTGCTGCATATTCCATCGCGCCGAGTGCTACCCCACCGGCCGCAAGGCCAGCGATTAAGGCACCTGGACCCAGCAAAGCACTGGCGACACGGCCAATGCTGGCCCGCAGGCCGCCCATGACCTGCACCATATTGGGCACCTGGTAGAACGCAGCCTGCATGGCGCTGCCACCGGCAAGCACCTGGTCAAAGAATTTATGGGTTTCATCCGCAAGAATACCCATCTCGAACGCAGTGAGCTTTGCTGCCGCTCCGTTCCCGCCAAGTGATGCGCTCTGCCGGTCCAGGCTCGTTTTGGCTTTGCTTACATAGTCATCATATTCTTTTTGAGAGATGATATTTGAGGCAAGAGCCTGCGCCGCTTTCTCTTGCGCTGCTGTGTAATCACGCTGGGCAGCGGCACGCGGGACCAGTTCAGCCCGCAGTTTATCTGCCTCTGCGGCGGCAGCTTCAAAATCGCCCTTGCGGCTGTCTGTTTCCGGAGCCGATGCTGAGACACCTGTGACAGTGTTTATTCTCTGCTGTGTACCGGAAGACAGACGCTGCAAGGCTGCATTTGCTGCCGTGCCCAGACTTTCATAAGCAGTGGTGACGTCTTCCACACCTTTCTGGTAGCCAGACAGGGACAAATTGCCCGTGTCATAGGCGCTTTTCAGGGTGCGGAGAGACAGAATTTCTGCTGCTTGTGCGGCAGTCAGACGGGACGTGACTTCACTTGCACTGGCCCCGCTTTCAGCCATGTCAGCGAAGCTATCTGCCGTGGCCACCAGATCCACCCGCAGACGGGCTTCTTGCTGAATGAGGCTGTCAATCTGTTGTTTTTTTGCGCTTAAAGTACGGTCAACATCTGCCGGTTGCGTGCTACCATTTGCTACAGCTTCCTGCCCGCGCACGTTAAGACGGTCATACTCATTAAGGGCGAGGCGGATCTGACGCTGGAGCTTGGCCACCCCATCACCGGCCCGTGCCGCAGCATTCTGCCAGCTTTTGTCAACTGTAGCGGCTTCCTGCGTCATGACCGTGATTAGATCAGACGCAGAGCCTTTTGCTCCGCCGAGACTGTTTTTGAATGCCGTGCTGATGGCTGAGGCAGAGTTTGCGGTGAGGTCAGCAGCTTCTTGCACACCCGTTAAAGCATTTTCAGCATTGCCCGCACCGATTTTGATATCGTGGCTGATCTGATCAATGCCGTCAGACAGGTGGGCCGTACTGGCCATGAGCCTGCTGACACCAGATAGGCTAGACGCAACAGAGTCCTGCACGGCAGATTTAACGGTAGTCAAACCCTTGGCCAGATCAGCGCTTATCTGCTGCCCACTATCTGCCAGTGCGTCTGCTTTGTCTGTCAGTGCGTCTAAAGCAGACCCAATACTGGCGGCGGCCTGACCAGTTTGATCTTCAACCAAAAATTTGGTGATGATTTCATTCACCTGGCTGGCTTTAGCCATCATCAGTCTCCGTCAGAACAAGGGCGGGGTAAGTAAGGGCTTGACCGGCGGCGCGGTCCTTCCGGCGTGTGACGCTGCGCGGGCGCAGGCGCTCAAAGCCGGTCTTTTTTGAGAAGCTTAGGCCGCTATCAATGCCCTGAGCCTTCAATATGTAAGGCAACGCGCCGCCACGTGCGTCCTGCCCCTCGGTCAACACAATGAATTTGCGCTGCACTGACAGGGTGGAGAACTGGCGTAGGGTTGCTTGGCGGGCCGCCTCTACAATACCAGGCGGCACACTGGTGATCTGGCCGCCTGTGTCGATTTTGCGGGCATAGGGCATGGTGTTGACGATTTCGACCTTTTGCCCCGGCTGTATTGCGGCCAGTGGACGGGTCCAGAGCTTATCGTTCACACGCACAACCCATGCTTTACGAAAAGCGCCGCTGCGGGCTGGAGAACGGTCCTGGCAGTGAGCCAGAGCATAGGCCGCTGCTTGCGCAAGATAGGAGAAGACATAGCGGACCATGCCCCCGTCTAGCCGGACGGTCTCTTCACGCTCCCTAAAGCGTCCATCCACGCTGGTCATATAGACGGATGAGGCGCGTCCATCCTGAATGATGCTGTCACGCATGGCACGGCAGCTATTTGCTGCCATAGACCGCAATTCCGGAGAAGACAGCGTGTTGGCACGGATCGTTGCAACCTGACCGTACAAGACTTCAGCCATGCGCTGCCGTGCCATGCGATTTACTTTCTAAATGCTGTTTCGAGATCCTGCTTGATCTGATCATTGCGCAGGCTGATGTAGGTCCGGTCCAGAATGCTGACGCATTCAACAACAAATTCCCGGTTTTCACCGTTCAGGCGGTTGCGGTCACACCATTCCTGTATGGCGCGATAAGGAAGCGGCTGAGGCTTGGTAAAGCCGCGTATGGCCCCCATACCAGCGCCGATGACTTCCGGCTGATGGAGCCGCTCCCCCGCTAGGTCATTCCAGCACCGCCATGGCGTGATGAGCCACGGCAGCACCTCAACATAGCGGGCCTGAGCATCGACAGCAGGCCAATCCCACTCTGGGATGGGGCACCCATTGTATTTTGCAACAACGGGAGCATCATCAATCAGCCAACTGAGGGCTGCGGTAAGTTTTTTTCCGCATCCTCAACCAGAGCCTTACGGGCCAGACCAACACTGCCTGCGGCCTGAAGTGCCATAATGAGCAGGCCGGTATTTTCCCGCTGCTGGACAGCTTCCTTGAACTGCTCAACCGTCATTTCCGAACCGTCATCATTTACAAGATCGGTGACGCCAAGAATGCATTTCTCAGCAAGAGCTTGCGCCTGGCATTTGTCTGCGACAGACGGCGGAAGCGTATCGGGCGTAACGCGGTCAGGAGAGGCCGGGGTCAAGCCCGTGTTGATTTTGATTGCAGCAGCACGCTGCAAAGCGGCCAGACGGTCAGCATAATCCGCTGTGAACCCGCGTGTGGTGATGGTGAACTGCTCACCTTCCGGCCCGACAAGAATAGCCTGACCATTGTTCAGAGCGTTGCCGTCACGAGTAAAGCGGGAAAGACGTGCCATGGGAAAAACCCTTCAAGAATATGGAAAGAAGAAACAAAAAAAGGCCGCACAATGCGGCCCTGTGTGGAAGCGATGAAAAATCAGGCCGCAGGCGTGATGCGCGAAATTGCAAACGTGGTGCCACCGGGCAGAGGGTTGCCCTCAATATCGAAGGTAGCTTTCACAGTCTGATTTTTCTGGCTTGTGTTGACCTTGCCATTTCGCAAAGCTGCATTCAGGAACGTAAAGGCATAGCCGTTGCCATCATCATCGACAGACTTGATAACGATAGGCCCCTGAGTCCCCGCCAGCATGGCATCGTACTCATCCCATGTGCGGAAATAGAATTCGATGGAGCCGCTGGCTGTGAACGAGCCGGAGCGAGCGCCGCAGGCATCGGCATGACCGTTCCCGTAATCATTTCCCGAACCGTCCCGCGCAAGTGTAATGGAACAGTTCGTGACACACCCTGCCGGGACCTTGCCAAAAATCGTGACCCCAAGAAAATTTTTTACCGTGTTGTGAACGATACCGGTTGGAGCAGGCAGGCTCCCAGAAGACACATCCGAGGTTGAGCGCGTTTCACTTTTAGAGGTGACATCAACACTGACCGTTCCGAACTGCCCCTGCTGAAGCTGGATCTGCACCTGCGTGACCAAGGAGCCAGAATACATCAGCCAGCCACTCAGCAGTTTTTTGCGGAATGTGTATGTTTTATCAATGTTGCCGTTTACAATTCCAGCAACAGATACTGTGGAATTTCCCGACAACGTAACCGACTTATCCAGCCCCAATGATCCGGGAGAAAATAGGGCAGTAGCTCCGTCCGCTGATATCTGGGTTATAACTGACGAGTAGACTTTCCCAGAATTTGCATCAGTTATCGCAACCGCGTTACCAGCATTGTATTCTGAGAAAAAACCATTTACTGCGCCACTTGTCGAATTTCCGCACCAGACCGAGTCCTGACCGGAATTCCCAGCATCTTTAGATACAAGAACAAATGTTTCGTTTGCTGGTAGATATTTTTTTAGAATATTCCCCGTATCATTCCCCATAACCGCTGATAGCATATCATCAAACGTCTGGCTGGACAGCGCCCCGGAAATAGACCCGGAGGCCTGTACCTGAGTGACAACAGATTGCGCCACTTCCTTGACCGGATTGATTTCATCCGGACGGGCGGTTGTCTGGGAGCTAGTCAGGGTTTCCCCTGTAATGCGCATGAGCTGGTAATTGCCAGATGGCGGCACGCCATAATTGACCTCCTGCGCGTAGTCCAGAACGGTATCGTTAGTTTGTGCGCCAGCAGCAAGGCCGGATGTGGCACCTGTAAACGCCATGGTTTACCCCATAAAAAAAGCCGCCCATACGGCGGCTGAATTAGTGAAAACCCTGCTGACAGGGCTGTGAAAGTGTGGGCTGGGAGTTACCCCGCAAGGCCGCCAGACGTGACCGTGGCACTGCCTCCGGATGACACAGAGCCACTACTGAGAGTTGCTGCGGTATCTGCTGAAGATGAACCAGCGCTGATTACTGCCGCAGGCGTCTCCGGCTTTGCAGGTACAGGCTGCTGGCCCAGGGTCATGAGGCCGTAACGGATATTGGCCCCCTGCTGCATAGCAAGGCACAGCAGGGACGCATCAAACGGCATGGAGACCTGCACGGACTGGCTCAGCGTGAAAGGCTGGTCTGCACCACCCATTTCAATCAGAACAGAGTAGCTTTTACCGACTTCCGCTGCGGGCGCGGGGCTGAACTCTGGCATTCCCGCCACTTCCCGGTTCAGCCATGCGCCAAAGCGCAGGCCTGCACCGACCGTTGGGGCAATGAGAGCCAAGGCTGCGCTGGTATTGGCGGTCTGTACCGGCGCACCACTCGACAGCATGAATTTGCCAGAGCCGGCGGCAGTTTCAACAAGAGGATAGAATTTCATCATGGGGTTTGCTCCATGGCATCCTGATAGGTGTAGTCCACCATAAGCGTGAACACGTACCAGTTGCCTGCATCATCAAGATTAGGCGGGTTTGTGGATTGACCCCGATAGAACAGACCAGAAGGCCAGTTTTGCGGGGTCTGTCCGACTTTTTCTGCCCGGAATGCGTTGCTCATGCTTTTGAGATGAGACAGCGCGCTAGGTGTGTTTATGCCGGAGGCCCTGCGCACCATCAGGTGCAGCATGATCTGCCCGGTTTCTTCCTGCTCTGCTTCACCCATACCCAGCCGGTCGTCTGTGGAGCTGGCGATATCGAGCACCCAATAGCAGTCTGGCCTGCCATCAACAGAGGCAATGAGTGGGTCAATCAACTGGAGGCCCGTGCTTTGGCAAACGCTCTTTGCGCGGGCAAATGTATCATTCCAGGCAGCTTCTGAGGTCATTACTGCCCCCCTGCGGCAATCAGCCGCCAGCCGCAAATAGTCTGCCGGTCATAGATCGGGATTGCATCTGTCAGCGTGTAGAACTTGCTGCCATCGACAATTTCCATGCTGGCGGCTGGCGTAATGCCTGCGACCTGCACCTCATCTGCTTGAATTTCAGCTACAAACGAGGCCTGCGCCACCCCCGATTGGATGTCTGCAGCAGTGGGTGGCGGGGCATAAGCCAAAAGAGGCACCTTGATGCCGCTGTGCTCCAAAATCATCTGGCGGCCCTTGGTGCGGATCTGGCGGCGGCGTGATGTTGTGATCCAGCCCATTATTACCCCCTGAACGGTGCCAGCATGTCCGCCGCACTTTGCGGCATGCCGCCTGTTCCTGCTGCGGTGGCCCAACTGGTTGACCCAACGCCCTGCACACTTTCTGATTTGAGGTTTGGGTCTCGATCTCCTGCCGCCCAAAGAGCGGAAGCGGTTAAGATAACGGCCCTGCTGATGATGGGTGGTACTGTGCCTGCGGTTTCAACGGACGGTGGCACATAGCCGGCATTGTATGTCAGCACATAATGGCCAGATTTCCAGTTCTGTGACCCCACTTGCGGGCAGGACAGAAGGCCTGCCTTACAGTCCGGGATGAGGCCAGAAAGCTGTTCCGCTGACCAGTCTGCACCATTACGTTTCAGGCTTTGAATGGAGAGAAGTGGTCGGGCAGACAATACGATTTCCCGCAGGTGGTCCGCCCGTTCGATTACGATTTCTTCTGTCCATAACCCGAACAGGATGGGCTGGCCTATAAAAGCTAACGCCATACTGGAGGCATCGAGCAGCAGACGTGCCAGCCGCCCGTCACTGCTACTGTCAGAGATAGCAAGATCTGCCTTGAGGTCCGCCAGCAGGGCCAGCGGGACCGCATCGGCAGGACCATCAAGAGAGAGGCTGATCACAGGCTATTAGCCCCCTGCTTTGCCGGCCATGACCAGTTTTTTGAGCGGTGCGGCCGCTGTCGGCAAGCCGCCGCCAAAGCGGGCATAACCGAAGTAGCCAGTCTGGAGGTAATCCGCATACCGCTCGTTCAGGCGCACTACGGAAACCTGTTTTACCATACGGAACTTGTAGTTCTTCAGGTTGCCAAACAGGATAGGCGTAGCACCGGCTGCAATGTCCGGCATGCTCTCATTGACTGTGACCGGATACCCGGCGAACGTGTCAGGCATCCCTGTGACAAGGCTGGGCACCCAGAGAGGGCGGCCAATCTGGTCTTTCAGCAGGTGCAGGGCCTTTGTCGTGTTGTCGTTCATCATGAACGTGGCCCCGGTGCGGTAGGCGCGGTCCACGCTGTGGATCAGCTCGACAAAGTCATCATAAACCAGATCAGCAGCTTTGGAGGTCGGGCCTGCAGCGGCACCTGTCAGAACACCCTGCGGCATACCAACACCGGTGCCTGTTGTCAGGTCATCCGCCAGAGTACGGCCAAAGGCCGTGGCAATGGCGTTGCGAATGAACCCGTCCAGATCCATGAAACTGTCCTGAAACAGCGTCCATGGCACCAGAATGGCATCAGTCGCGTACAGGAAGGCTTTCAGGCTGACCTGCCCGAAGTTCATATCACCCTTACTGATCTGCTGGTTTTCACCAATGATTTTGGCGCGGCGGGCCGTGTCGTCATTGGTTGGCCAGGGCAGATCTGCACCGGAGGTGGTTTCGATCATGTCGAACAGATTGAGCGCGGTGAAATACTCTTTCAGCGCGACAAGCAACTGCCCGGAAAACGCTGGCGGGACGAGGTAGCCGCCACCTGGGCCGGTACCGGTGCCCATGTCGTTCTGGAAGCTGGCCTGATAGGCCTGTACGCGCTGCATGGCGATGGTACGATCTTCCGTGTTCAAGGCATCAATACCGCCCCGCAGCCATGCGACAAACACGCGCTCCTGCTGCCGCTCTTCGCTTTCCTGCTGATCAGGGCTTACGCCGCCCTCTTCCGCACGGGCTGCAATGCCTTCAGCCAGTGTTTTGGCCGCATTGTCTGCCTGCTCCATACGAGTGATCTGAGCCATGATCTGGCTGGCTTCAGCCATCATGGCATCAAACTGGGTCACCTGTTCGGCCGTCATGCTCTCAGCGCTGGTCAGGGCGCGTGCGTCTTCAATCAGCTTCGCCCGTTTGGCGCGCAGTTCCTTGGAAGTCATCAAATTGTCTCCGGTGAGGGAAAAAGTGGGGGTACTTTCCGGGAATGGAAAGCGGCGTCAGCCTTCGGCTTCGGCCAGTCGGAGTGTGCGGCGGCGGGCCGCAATGTCCGGAATGGAAAGGGTATGGGCGGGCGGTTTTGGCTGGTGCTCAAAAACCCCAGCTTTCAGCGTTGGGGCGGACTTGTTCTGGCTGGCAGGCAGGATGGTGTCTATAAACCCGGCATCCTTGGCTTCCTGCGCGGTAAACCATGTCTCGGCATCCATCATCTGGGCAATGACATCCGTCCCCTGCCCGGTTTTACCCGCGTAAAGGCTGGCAAGCTGGCCATCAATCTTGGTCAGGACGCCTGCTGTGTCTGCCATATCTGACTTGTTGCCAACCACCACGCCCCATGCGTTGTGGATCATCAGGAAGGCATTTGGGGCCATGCTGATGGTGCTTCCTGCCAGCGCGAGGAAAGAGGCTGCCGAGGCCGCCAGCCCATCCACAACAACGTTCACTGGCCCATCATGCTGTTTAAGGGCCGAGAACATGGCCAAGCCGTCAAACACATCACCGCCGGGGCTGTTGATGCGGAGCGTAAGCGGCCCCGGCCCGGCTGTGGCCAGCGCCTGCGTGAAGGCTTTGGCGGTTACACCCCAAAGCCCAATTTCATCATACAGCAGGAGTTCCGCTGGCTGACTGGCGGCCCGTGGGCGCACCTCCAGCGTTTGCGCCAGCCCAGTTTGGGCAAACGCCAAAAGCGCACGGCTGGAAAACCGTGCGCCCTGTGCATTGTAGCGATACATGCAAAGTTGACCTTGTTGTTTGAAACCGCACGGAGCCTGTGCCCCGTGCGGGAGGGCGCGTTGCGCCGCTTAGTAGTCCGGCTGCTTCCTGACGATAGGAAGGCCGAACTCTTTGGCGTCTGCCTCAATTTCTGCCTCGGTTGCGCGGTCAGACATCGTGATCACGCCGCCGGATGCCATGTGCCAATCGAGGAGCCACCGAACTTCTCCGGTTTCTGGGAGCCGTCCTTCCCATATCTGGACGAATTCCCTGCCTAACTGGTGGACGGTCATGCAGCCGGTTCGTTAAAAATCTGGGCCAGAGCGCACAGGCCCTTGGGTGTGATGCGTGCCCGGGTGATTGTTTTTTCCGACCCATCCGAACGCTGCACTATTGTTATTTTGTGCTCCATAAGGCCCCGCTGAAGTTTTTCCTGATAAGCAATATCCTCAGACATGCCGGGCCGACGATACAGCCAGCGGGCCTCCCCACGAAGGTATTTGAACAAAACAGTGGGCCGAATGCCAAGCGTTTTGGCGGCATCCGTTGGGGCGTAAGAACCTTCCGCTCCGGTTATTTTTTCCAGAGCCTCTACTTTCGGCAATACCTCGGCCAGTTGCAGTTTTTGCCGCTCCACCGTGGCTTGCAGGATGGTCATGGCCCTCAGTGCTAGTTCTTCTGGCGTTTCTTCGGGCGTGGCTGCCATGTATCCGCCTGTTTGGCGGATGGAGGGAATGACCTCTGACGTAATCCACTTCTTGAACCGCTTGGCCGCTGGCTTACGGCTGGTGAGTACGAGAGACCAGAGGCCAGATTCATTGATGATGGTATAGGATTGAGCGCCGCTACCGGCGTGACTATCGCTATTAACGATAGTCGCCTTTTCATCATCATCAAGCCGGTTTGCTGCATGTGGAGCGTTGGCAATTTCCAATACCTTGCACACATCAGACAGAATCCAGTGAGGAATCCCGTCCCGATCAAGAACCCGTACTTCGGTTCCTTCAAAGCTGAAGGGAATAAGGTTTTCGGTCATACTGTGCACCCCTTTGCCAGATCATTCATCAGGGACATGACAAGCCGGATTTCTTCACTGTCATTCGTAAGATTAAATGCATCAACAGAACCGGGTAGAATGCTTTTTATAACTTTGGCCTTGGCCTGAAACCCAGCCATTGTTGATGCCGCGCATGCAGTTATCTGATCAATAACGGCGTATCTGTTGTTAGCAATATCGTTAATCTTCTGTTCTATTATTGACTCTTGTGCTGCGGTTTCTCCGCTTTGCTCCCATTCGGCAGAAAACAACGCCTTATCCAAATACCAATATTGCTCGCATAAGAAGAGGATCTTTGAATCCTTATTTGCTGCGGTTTGCGCGCTGCTGGTGAAGGCCATAGAAAAAATTGAAGCGGCTATTGCACTAGTAAACAAAGTGCGCCGATGTGTGCTAGATAAGGCATTAGCCTTAGGCATGGGGTGATCTCCCGGCTTATGGTTAGGGCCGAAGCGAGGCTGCTACCTTGCTTCGGTCTGTTTTTTTAGGTATACCCATAATATGAGCGCGTCAATAAAAAAGGCTATACCTAAAAAAAGAGGTCGACCGGCAACGGGTAAAGACCCGATGCTGGCAGGTCGAGTTCCTGCTGAAATGATCGTGGCTGTCGAAGAATGGGCTGAACGCTATAGTGTCTCGCGTTCAGAAGCTGTTCGCCGTCTTATTCAGTTGGGACTTGATGTAGAATGCAATTGATTTCCGGGAAAAATATTTACGTTCCCATTCTTGTAAATAAGGTGTTTTAATTATGTCTCTTAATATGAAAAAATTTGAAACCGATTTGGAAATACTTGTTGATGAAGGAGAGGATTTGCGAAAGGCTTTGTTTTTCAAAGCCTATGGAAAAGAAAAAACAATAGAAATTTTTGAAATACCTGACGATCGGACCGCAAAATTCTTTCATGATCTTCCATGGTTCGATGTTGCTTATGAGTCGTGGTACTCGGAAGCATTGGCTGTGGTAAAGCAACTTCTCCCCGATCGTTTTCAAGATTTTAAAAGTCATTTTGAAATTCCGCAAGGAAGAAAATCACTATCTTTTACGTCTTATCGAATATCCGATGCTCTTAAAGGCGCAATTATTAAAAATGGACTTGGAGAAATAGTAGTTGATTCTAAAGCTGCCGTTCCTCATTTTCGGCAACAAATAGCAATCCTGGTTGCAGCGAAAAGACGTTTTAAAAGCTCACTTTTCGAGATCAAACAAATTGTTCAAGCTGATTTGTTTGATAGCGAACTTGATGCTGCTCGTGAGTTATTGAAGAATAAGTTTTTCCGCGCAGCAGGTGCTATTACTGGTGTTGTTTTAGAAAAGCACCTTCGGCAGGTTTGCGAGGATCATAAAATTAAAATTGTAAAGAAACATCCGGGAATCTCAGATCTGAACAACTTGCTCAAGGAGAATGCTATCATTGAAGTCCCGCAGTGGCGTCACATTACCTTGTTGGGCGATTACAGAAACCTCTGCGACCATAACAAGCAAAAAGAACCTACAGCTGAGCAAGTCACGGACCTTATTGATGGAACCGATAAGGTCTTAAAAACGATCGCATAAATGAGATAAAAATCTCACCGGCTGATAAGTCCATAATGGCACAAACACGCAATAAGCGGGGTGGCTACGCCAATCAGCACAGCCACGGCCACGAGTAAAACGGCTACTCCTAAACAAAATCTTTCCCATTTCGAGAATTGACTTACCAAGCTGATTCCAAAGTTTTTACTGTACAGGCGCATCGTGTCCCTGCTACTTTCTGCCACGTTCATTCCTGCTCTTTTCAGGGGTGAATAAAAGAAGCCCCCACGCTGCTTCCACAGCCGGGGGCTTCGTCGTTTTCAGTCGTTTGGTGTTGCCTCTGGTCGCTTAACCGCCTGCTGCTCCAGCGGAACGTTGGTACTGTTGACCAGCACAGTATCGCCCCCCTGAACCGGCGGCCGGCTGCGCTTGGCCCGGCCCTCGTTAATGGTAATCTGGCCGCTGCTGATTTCCTGCGCCGTAACCTGTGCTGCCTTCAGCGGGTCCATGGACAGCAGGCCTTCGCGGTCAAACTCCGCATAGCAGGCAGACCCGGCAAACAGCTTTGCATTCAGTTCCGCCTCAGTCCGTTTCAGGTCTGCATCCAACGTAAAAATCAGATAGGCCAGCGTGTTTTCTGAAAGGCCCGTGCCCCATGATGTTGTTTTCTCCGTCTGGTTCAGAAGATGGAGCGGGGTGCCGAAAAAGCGGGAAATATCCGCCACCTGATACCCGCGCGCCTCAATGGTTTGCAGATCCTGCGGGCTAAGCTGGAACGGGGTATATTTCGCTCCTTCGTCCACAATAATGGTGCGGCCCCAGTTGCTGACACCCGCATAATTCTGCCTGAGCTGCGCCTGCATACGGCGAAAGGCGGGGTCGCTCATTTTGTCCGGCACCTGCATCACCCCGCTGGGGAGGGCCGCATTCTGGTGCATGCGGCCGGTGCGCTCTTCCATAGTGCGCGCTAGACCGATGGAGCCCCGCGCAAACGCCTGAATGCGCGACAAACCCTTGATTCCGTCAAAGCCGGGACCGGGAATGTGCAGCATCTCGTCTTGCGTGAAGGTCTCGGTTGTGCCGTCCAGATGGGTGCAGACGTAAAAATTCACGCCCCGGATGCTGGGCACCCGCACCACCTGCACCTGCCATGGCTGGAAGCACTCAAACCCGACCACCCTGCCCGCGCCGTCATACCGGATGGCGCTGAAATGGTTTCCGGACAGCAGGACATTTATGCCCCACAGCTCCCGCCACGCAAAAGCCGTCAGAGACCGGCCCTGATAGGGAATGACGTTTAGCAAGGGAGCCAACCGGTGGTTTGGCTGTTCCACCCGCTGCCCGTCTTTCTCCCGCTTCCAGATTTTCAGCGGCAAGCCTGCAATTACCCCGGCTGCAAGCGTCACGCACCGATAGACGGCTGAGCAGGCCATTGCCGTCTGCTCTGTCACACGCGGCGCCCAGTCCTGATGATCCTGCCCCTGAGCGAGAAATTCCGAAAGGCTGTTGATCTCGCTCAGCGGTGTCGTGGGGTTTTCCAGATTTCCAGAAGCCTCAAACCTCGGCTCTATGCGTTCCGTGCGCGGGGCCTGCGTGCTGCCAAACAGCCTGTTCAGGACTCCCATAATTCCTCCCGATCATAAATGCTGCGCTTGGGTGGCTCCGGGTTGCGGGCCATGCAGGACACAGCGTCAAACAGAGCCATCAGCGGGTCGATTTTCTTGCCGCCAGCCAGTTGCTTGGTAATTTCCACATTGTTGCCCTTGGCCTGCGCTTTTGCGTTCCCAACAGCCCAAGCCATGATGGGCCGCCCACCATGAAAAAACGTGCCATCCGCCAGCTTGCGCTCCAGAGTTTTGATGGCACCGGTCATTTTCCAGCCCTGACTGATGCCGAAAATGCGTTCCTGCTCAATGCCTGCGGCATGCAGGGCAAAGACAATTTCCGCCACGCCTGCCGGGTCCAGACCGACCATGCAGAGCTTGCCTGTCTGGTCGATCTCTTTCACCACATCCGCCAACTGCTGGTTGTCTTCCCGCATATCCTTAAGGATGACGAGATCACCTTCTTTCTCGAAGTCCAGATAGCGCGGAGCCTCTTCCTTCCGGTCCTTCAGCACATCATGAAAGACCCAACTGCGCTGCCAGTGCAGCCAGTCTCCGCTTTCCTCAGACCTGCCAAGGACAGCCAGAGAGAGAAAGTCATCCAGTCCACCGCCATCAATGCCGCAAACGATCAGGTCAGAGCAGTCTAGCAACAGTTCCAGCGTCAGAACCTTATCGCCCCGCCGTTCCCAGTATTTGGCCCCGGCCCATGCTTTTTCCCGCAGGGACAGGCCGACTTGAACATTCAGATGCTTGGCCATCCAGACCCGCAGGACGCCTTCACCGGCCTCCTTGGCCTGCGCATATTTGTCCCGCAGGAATTCTTCCGAAACTGACACCCCTAGGTTTGGGTTGGTCATGTACCAGTTGTCCGGATCGTGCTGACCCTGTTCATCCAGAACGAACTGGGGAAACTCATAGATCACAGCCAAGAACCTAGGCGCGATGATCTTCCCATCCCGCACCGAGCGGGAATAATCCAGACGGCTTTTAAATACCCCTGCTGGCTCTTCGTCCGCCTGCGTGCTGAGGTAGATTACAAACCCTTCCGGACGCGAGGCGATGCCGCCTGTGGCCTCCATCAGCATGTTTTCCGCTGCGGGCTTCTTCCCGAACTCCCACAACTCGTCCACCAGAATGCCGGTGGCTTTTTTGCCGACCACGGAAGATCCGTCAGCCGCCACGACCTTCAGCGTCGCCCCGGTCTCCCGATGCGTGATGATGCGCGTGTAGTCCTGCACATGGAACAGGGCTTCAAGTTCAGGATCTGCCCGGATCATGTCACGGGCAGGCTTGAAGGCGTTGTCTGCTGCTTCCTTGGTCGGTGCCAGAATCAGGAACTCAGCGGATTGCCGCCAGTTCAGGATCAGCACCGTCAGCATCACACCGGCTGCGATGGTCGATTTGGTGTTCTTCTTGCTGACCAGCAGAAAGAACTCTGTAATCAGGCGTGTACCGGTATCCGGATCGTAGGAGCCGAAAATTGCCGCTGCAAAGTCCTTCAGCCAGTCCTCGCAGGACTCCCCGATAGTCGGCTCATGCAGCACGTCCACGATTTTGAGCGCGTTGAACACCGCCATGCCCTGCTCTGCCGCCGCAGGAAACAGCGGTTTGCAGGGTACAAGGCTCTCTCCGGCCTTGATGCGTTTTTCCCAGTCAGGGCAAGCTGTGGTCCATATCGGACCAGCGGTTTTCTCCGTTTTGGCCGTCGATGTGCGCTTGCGTGGCGCGGCTTTGCTGGTTTTGGAGGTGACTGCAGCTTTACGGCGAGCCCTTACAGGCTCCTTTGGCGTGTCACTTACCATTACTCACAACTAGTTTGGGAGAGGACATGCGAGCAAAGCGGCCTGATGCAGCCTTTTCAGCTGCCTCTTTCCGCTCTTCCTTCACGCCTTTTTTGCCAGTCTTGCCCTGCTCCATTTGCTGGATCTGTTTCAGGGTGCGCAGCGTCTCTGTACGGTCTTTGGTGCTGATGGCTTTCAGCATGGCATTCCGGCGGCGCTCACTATTGTCATCTGCCGTTTCAGACTCAATGACCTGAGCAATTTCCCCATGATGGGCTGTCGTATCTTCCAGCTCACCGAGCAGGCGCGATGCCAGGGCGCTCATGCGCTCATTCAGGAAATGATCGACAGGTTCAGTCGGGGTGGAACGGGGCTTTTCGGGGGATGGCGCGGTGGTGCGCACGGGATGGTGCGCACTTTGCGTGGAAGTGCGCACTTTTCCCGCTTTGGCGCGCACCCATTTCTCTGCACTGGCGCGCTTGCGGATGGCACTTTCAGAGACACCATATCTTTCCGAAAGCTGGCGGTTTGATTGACGTCCAGCGCGAAAGTCCGTCTCGACCGCTGCCCAGTTGATAGCGGTTTTTCTGGCCAATAGCCCCTCCCCTTGCGCTCAAAGTGCGCACTTCAAAAACTCAGAAACGGAAAATTTTTCACGCGTGGGACTGGTGCGGTTCCGGTGCCTGATCTCATCTCAAGATTGACACCCCCCCTACCACCGGTGTGCATGCAGTCGAATAATGACGGAAAACTGCCGTTTTTCAGTATTCTACCGCGTTCCGCCTCGCCCGCTCCCGCGCTGTTTTGGCCGTGTGGCAGGAGCCGCACAGAAGCTGGACGTTCTGCTTGTCCAGAGGAGCGCCACCGTCCTTCAGTTCCACGATATGATCCCCGAACAGGCGCGTGCCGTCACGGCCGCACCGCTCACAGCAGTTTGGCCGTTCTGCCCTGATCTCTTTCATCAGAGCGCGCCACTCAGGGCCGGTATAGAAGCTGTCAGCGCGCTTTGGTGGCTCCTTGGCTATGCTTGTGTCCAAAGAACCTACAAGCGGCTTCAGGCACGTCAGGGCAGCTTGTTTGCGGCTCATGTGTCCAGCTTAGCCATATCGAAAGACACAAGTTCCCATTTGTCTTCCGCACCTGAGCGTTTGTGTAGGCGCACATAGTCTTTGGTCACATCCAACCGCACGCTGTTGGAAATGGCGGTCATGGCGCGCTGCCATTCCGCGTCATCAATTTCCAGACGGCGCAATGCCAGGATCTTCGCTGCTTGCAGCTTGCCTGCCTGCCCAACATCAAACGCATCGAGCACGATGGCTTTCAGGTTGGCATTGGCACCTTCAGACCACCGGGTCAGCAAGCCATCAATGATGCTCTTGGCCGCCTGAATTTCGGGGCCGAATGAAATGCAGTTGCCCACAGCCACTGTGACGCGCAGCGTTCCGTCATAGCTCGACAACGTGACGTTGCCTTTCTCGCCGCCAATCTTGGTGCCGTATTGGTCGGCCACCAGCTCAAGAAACGCATGAACTTCCGTGAAGCAGAGCTTCTTGAAATCCCGCATAAACTGACGCACCGGGTCGCCCTGCTGGTGCAGGCGACGCACAAGGTCATCTTGCAGCTTGTCAGATGGGCGCACATTGGCTTCCGGTACCAACCGCCCGCGACTGTCCATCATGAAACCGTCAGGCACGGTTTGCATCGTCATTCTCCGTCATTGTCAGGGTTGCCCGCGCACGTTGCGTCAGGCCAGAAGATCCGCGCCAACCGCATCCGGGTTGGCGTGGCTGTAGCGTGTCGTGGTGGCCAGCGAACTGTGACCAAGCTGCGCCTGCACCCAATGGACCGGCTGCCCGGCATCCAGTTGGTGAGACGCAAAAGCGTGGCGGAGCCAGTGCGCTGAAGCATCATCAGACAATCCCGCACGCTTCGCGGCCCGCTTCACCACGCGATGAGCAGCGCGAACGTGAAGCGGACCGCCATCATGGCCGGGGATTACGGGCGCATCTGGCCCGCCATCGACCTTCACGGCCACGATCTCTTTCCACAATGACGCAGAGACCTGGACATGCCGGGTCTTGCTGCCCTTGCCGAATACCGTTGCTATGCCGCCCGACTGGCGGCGTGTCATGTCGCGCCAGCGCAGGCCGCATGCCTCGGAAAGCCGCAGACCTGTGCCGTATAGAAGCGCCAGCAATGCATGACGGCGCGGGTCTTTCTCCGCCGAAAGCATGGCCAGCACTTGCGGGCGCGAGAGGATGCGTTCGTTCAGACTGTCGCGCCCACGCTCCAGACGGAACGCGGCACCCGCGTCATGCGGCAGAAAGCCCAACTTTGCGCCGTGCGTAAGAACGGATTTGACCGCACTCATGCGCCGCCGTCGCGTGGCGTCTGACGCACCGCTCATGCTGTCGTGCCACTCCTGAAGGTCGGCAAGCTGCACCTCAGCCATCGGCTTTCCGGTGAAGCGGGCGAACTCCGCAACGTCTGCACGGTAGGCCCGCACCGTGTTCTCGCTGCGGTTATGGAGCCAGGTTCTGACCAGCATAATATCGGCTGGTACAAACGCCTCATTTGGCACTGCTGGCGCGGTCGATCTGGGCTGATCACCGCTAACCATTTGAATTTCCTACGTTATAGGGTGTATTTTACCCCTCAAAAAGCGTCAGATAACAGACATTATCTGACGGGTTTGAGGGGGTGTTTGCGGGTTATCTGACACTTTGCCGGATAGACCGTGTCCGATAACTCTGCGTTATCATGTCGGTTTTAACCGGCATGGGGGCCGTTATTCTGCGTGGGGTGCGCCGCCGACTTTGCGACCTTTGCTGCCGGGTCGATACCCACGAGCTAGAGCGCAGCGGACCACGCCAGGACGCAGGCGCTCTAACTGGCGGGCCGTTTGTTCCGCTGCCAGAGCGGCATCCACCCGGTGCAGGCACTCCGCGCTCACTGTGCCGAGAATGCCGGTAAGGCTCCCTGTCCCGACAAGAACCGGCGCACCGCAACGGGCGATGTGACCACGCACGGCAGAGCAGCCCGACAACGGCACATCTGCCCGGTGATGCGGCAGGCACGGCGCTGCCAGTGGCACCACCGCACACAACGCACCGCGAACAGCCACCACAAGGACCGGCCATTTTCCGCGCAGCACAACGGCCCCACAGCAGACGGGCTGCTCATGATGGCTCATGCTTCTTCACTTTTCTGGAGACATAAAAAAAGCCGTGGGCCCTATTGGACACACGACTTTGAAGATTTTGACTGTTTACTGTGGGTTGGGGGTAAGCGTCAAGACATAAGCCGTTGAGCACTAATTTTCATATTAACTGGTCATACTGTATATATGTGGGCAACCAAACGATGAGCCTTGTGTTTGATCCTTTTTGTCTAAAAAAATGTCTTTAATGTAGTTTTATGAAAAGTGGAGATTTACAGTGCTTGGTCGGTTTTTTAGAGTTATGCTCTCGCTGACTGCTGTATGCCCAGTATTTATATCGCTTGCCTATATCGAATTTAAAAATGGAAAACATACATACTGTTATTTCTTCTTATTTTTATTTTTTGTTGTGGTTTTTTTTGCGAAATGCGTAATAAAAAAATCAAAAGAAAAACTTGAAAAAATACCAATAACTATAACAAAAGCAAAAACAACAGATAAAGAAGTTATAAGTTTCTGTATTTCATATGCACTACCTATAATTTTTAGAGCAAATTCAGTTTCAAATATTGAAACTTGGCTGGTTGCCTCCTTGATTTTATTTGTTGTTCTCTGGACCACTGATGCAATGCCCGCTAATCCCGTTCTAGGCATTCTTGGCTATCATTTTTACGAAGTCGACTCAGGAAGTGGCGTAGGGTATGTTTTAATTACAAAAAAGCGAATCTCTAATGTCCAGCAAATCAATCAGGTTGTACAAATCGGCGAATACGGAATTCTAGAACTATAATAAAGGAATATTTCTAAAAATGAATCTCTTTGCAATTACTCATGCTTCATCCGATAACATTTTAAGACTTCCATTGAGTGCAGATCTTCAAACAAATTTAGAGACTGAATTTAATCGCCAAGAGGCCGATTTTTTTAATCGAATTGAAGAGTTATTACCTTTTTGCGGCGCATGGAAAGCTGAAGCAGATGAAGCATTCACTATAGATCAGTTTTCTACACTTTACGATCTACCTAAAGCCATTAAACAACCAATGAGCTTTCCTCTCTACGACAAAAATCTACATAACCTTTCAGAAATAAAAGCCATTTTTTGTGGCAGCTCAACAAAAAATAACCGCATATTAATACAGAAATTTAATAAGAAAAATGTTATAGAAACAAAGAAGTACATGTTCTTTTTTTCTGGAGATACATTTGTTAAATCAAATGACGATGCTATTACTATTGACGACAATATTTGCGCTGCTATTGAGCCAGATTCCTCTCTAGTGTTTCGGAGTTATCACTCTGTAAGGCAAGTCTTTGATATGTCAGAATATTTTGTAGAAGCAACTAACGACCAAATGGCCGAATTTGCTAATATCCAAGCTTTTTCTATTGCTGATCAGGCAAAATTTCTCGCTATAGACAATCAGTTTATTAGAAAAAAAATAACCGAAATCTTAAAATCTGGACATTTAGGGACTTTGAATGTTCAAAATATATGCGCCGATGCAAAAAAATATAAAGTAGAAATAAATATAGATGATAAAGGAAAAATATTAATTCCTGAAGACAAGCAGAAATTGAGGGTTTTACTTAAATTTTTAAATGAAGATTTCTTTGAATCGATTATTAAAAAAGATCTTTACTTATCAAACTCTAAGCGGCCAATCTAAAAAATCAGTGCACTGGCTATTCAGTATTGATGTTCCCAGTGCACTGAAACAGTTCTGCTGTTTACGGTGTCGGCGGAGTCCAATCGTGATCGCGATCTAGTTTCTCGCGCTCACTATCAGCTCTCTCCCAACTGCTAAACGGCCCCTTTTCGCCTTTTGAGACTTGATCTACGAGCATGCCTACTTCTGCTCAACCTTGAGCCCAAGCTGGAGCAGTTGCCGAATGGCCTCAGCTCGCGTCACTCCACGCTTCGCGGCCCATTCATCAATTTCCTTTATTTCCTCTTCGCTTACACGTGCAGCAATATGTGACCTTTCCCCAGTTGCGGGACGGCCTCTTTTTTTCTGGTTACCATTTATTGACGCGTTCATATTTATCGGTTACCAGAAAAGCAGACCGGAAGGAAGCGCCAACTTCCAACCGGCCTTAACCTCAAGCAGGGAGAGAACCCCATGCCAAAGGCTAACGCCTTATCTATCACACAACGCCGCTGTGTGCTTACCGGAATCATGGCTGCACCTTTGCTGGCTATCACGCCAGCCGGAGCCGCCGCCCAGTTGGGCGATGCGCCGCTGTTTGCCAGCCATCAGCGGTTTCAGGCCGCGTATTCGGCTGTGCGCACAATGAGTAATCAGCCTGAGCCGACCGGCAACACGCCGGAGGCCGATGTTTGCGAGGCGCGGTTTGATGCGTTGGTGCTTGAAGAGTGTGACCGTTTGGAAGAACTGGCGGCCATTCCCGCCCTCACCCCGCAGGGCCAGCGCCTGAAGGCCGAAATCATTCTAGCACTTCTGCCGGAGCGCCTGCGCACTAGCGAAATGGACGGAGAGACGCAGCTTGTTCTCTCGCTGGCGCGGGATCTAGTGCGGGGGAACGCGGCATGAGCAACGTCATTCCATTCAGCTTTGATGGACATGCAGTAAGAGCGCTGACCCGTAACGATGAGCCGTGGTTCGTGCTGGTTGATGTGTGCAGTGTGTTGGATATTGCCAACAATCGCGATGCGTCCAACCGGCTAGACGAAGATGAAAAGGGTGTCGTTACTACCGACACCCTTGGCGGCCGGCAGGAAATGAGCATCATCAATGAAAGCGGCCTCTACAACCTCATTTTCACCAGCCGGAAACCGGAGGCCAGACGGTTCCGCAAGTGGGTGACGGGCGAGGTGCTGCCCGCCATTCGTAAAACCGGCAGCTACGGCCTGCCTACCAGGCCGCAGGAGTGGTTCACGCTCTTCGCCCGCATCCTGTGCCTGTGGGACACTCTGGGCGAGGACGCCGCGCGGAAAGACTGGCAAACCCTCGGCCCGCTCTTCCCCATGCCCCGCAAGCAGGCGGTACGGATGCTAATGGAAGCCGCACTGGACCTCCCGCCCGGTGTCCTGCCGAACGAGCCAGCAGGCCAGCGCCAATCCACCCCTGCAACCCGCATCAGTTCCCGCCACAACGGATCACTCGGCGGCCGACCCCGCAAAGGCGAAAGCTCCCAACAGGCGGCAGCCCGCCGCTTCCATATGGTGGAGAAAGAAGTCACCCCCTCCCCCGACGGCTCAAACGCCGTGGTGGTCACCTATGCAACACATGAGGGGGCTTAGGCCCTCTTCTTTTTTAGCGTTAGTCCGAAAAACCGAATCATGCTTTGAAGCGCGTTTTTACGCTTCGGAGATATTTAGATATGACTTGGCAGCTATTCAGCCCGGATTTGCCGTTTTTGAATCAGATTACTGTTTCTCAAGAGAAACATGGAGTTTGGGAGCATATTCTACCATATGCCCCTTTAATCACGGCAGTAATTTCCGCCGGGATCTCTACAGCAGGTATTATAGTTACGTTTAATCTAGCTTTAAAAGCGCGACTGATTTCTGAACAACAAAAAAAAATTGCTCAAACAAAATTAGAGGTAGATGTTTTTGATAAAAGATTTGATGTATTCAACGCATATCAAGAATATTATAACAAAATTGTTGCTAATGAATACAAAGAAAAAAATGAAATTACTAATGATTTGTTGATTTTTCAGGCTTTATATGAACGATCTATTTTTCTATTTTCCTTTGATGATTTTGAGATACTCAATAATCCAAAAGATATTCTCCATAAGATGACTCTATATAGATTAGAACGCTTCGATGAAGACTTCGATGAAGATCCGGAATGGGAAGCAATGAATTGCGATTTTCATGAAAAAAACGCAACAATGGCATTATTGCTTAAGCAATACGCACCAAAAATTATGAGTGAAAGGGCTATGTCATCCACAACAGACCTGGCATCAGATCATATACCTCAATCAACTGGTCTAAAAGCATTTCTAAAGCGCCTGAAACGCGCAGTTTATGGGTGGTCTGAGCCTCTGCAATAGCCTGCACGCTCATGCCGTCCAGCATCATCCGGCGCAGCAGGGTTTCTCCTGTTGAGCCCAGGGCTTTCCGCACGTATTCGCACCGGCGCACGGCAGCAGCGCGGGCCAGCATGATGGTGTGAGGGTCTGCTACGCCGCCTTTGCGGCCTGCTTCCGGGTCTCTGGCGCCCAGCACGCCGGTCTCATAGTCCCGCGCCCATAGCTCCGCAGCCGCCACATGAGCGTCTGTAATGGTACCAGCCCGGCGCAGCGCATACAGTGCCCCGGATGAACGAAACCGCCTCTGTGGCGGCTGTCCCTTCTGCTCTTCAACGTAAACTTCCGTTACGTCGCCTTTGGCCAGTCTTTCCGGTGTTGGTTTAATCTCACGCACGTTGCTGCCCCGTTTGTTCTCGTGTACCGTCCATTGGCGTCACGGGGTTTCTCGTGTGCATGCAAACGGCGCTGCAGGGTGGTGACTTCCAATTCAGCCTCTGCGCGCCGCTTTTGTTCCTGGGCCAGTGCGGCCTTCAGGCTTTCCATCGCATCAATGGGGTTTGGCTGGCCTTCTGCCCGCAAGCGAAGGTTACGCACCAGCATGCTCAGCCTGCCCGGCTTCATGCCGCAGCCCTTGTGCCGTTGGCCTGCTGCCTGAAATACGCCACGTAAGCGTCATATCTCGGCGGACAGTTGGGCAAGTCATGCTCCTGCGCAACAGAGGGCCATTTTCGGTCCACTGCGCTTAAATCCCGCGTTTCCTGCATCATTCTGGCCCACAGAGGCTGGGCGCGTTTCCATACTGCCTGCGCCTGCTGTTCGGCCTCATCCTTCGGAATGGCGGGTTTTGCTGCAGGTTCGGTGGCTTTCTGCTGGATGGCCTGCCTTACCGGGGCATCAAAATAGACAAATTTGTGTGCTTTCCCGTGCAGTGGCGCGATAGTCCGCACAATCAGCGCTTCATCCGCCCCGGCCCGCAGCCAGTCCCGAACGTAATTCTCGGCATAGGTGCGCTGGTCTGCCCCTATGCCGCCTGCTTCCCTCGCCTTCTGCGCAATGTGGCTGACCTCGGCTGTGTCAGGTTTCGGGATTTCGGGTTCTCTAGAGTTAGAGGAAGAAGAAAGAGTATTATTTAAGTTAGTATATATTCTCTCTTCTTCTAGAGAACCCACGGAACCCGTAAGCTCGTTTTCCATAACCCAAGACGTGTTATTTTTTTGCTCGGGTTTTTCCGTGCCACCCACCACGCCATAAAACGGCATGTTCTTTTGCCCAACTGCCGGGGCCGGATTTTTACGCGGGCGGCCACCTTTGCGGCCATTGATGATGCTGGCAATCTGCTTTGGCGTCATACCCTGTGGTGCATCCCCACGGTCCTGAGCCTCAGCAACCCACTGGGCGCGGTCAGCTTCCGCCTGCGCCTTACGGGCCGCCCGCTCTTCCTTTCGCAACAGGCGGTCATACAGGTGCGGGCTAAACAGTGCTCCGGCATCATCCCGCGCCATGAAGCCTGCCTGAATGATAATGGGCAGAGTACGCTTCAGCGTTGCTCCGTCCAGCCATGCCTGAAGCGCCACCTGCTCATCCGTCAGCACCAGAGTTCCAGCCCGAAACACGCAGGAGCGTATTTCCTTCAGCGCTTCATGCAGGTTGGTCACAACGCCGCGTAGTTCTGCTGGCATGGAGCGCAGCATTTTGAGAGGTGTTACAGCCCCTTGGTCAAACCTCGCCAGTTGTGGGCGGTTATTTGTCATGAGTGCCCCCTTTGTACCGGCTTGGGCTGTGTATGCAGGAGCACGGTTGCCCCAAAATATCGCGCAGCGTTAGTCATGGCGGCCACCAATAGTGCTGACTGTGTAGGGCTGCTTTGATTTCTGAACTTTATTGATGACAGCCTGAGAGCGGCGCAAAACATGAATGGCATGCGCTATCTTTGGGCTAATTTCATCTGCTTCATGCGGGTCTATGGTCTGGTCTGCCCAAATACGCATGGCGGTGTTCATGACATCACCCGCGCAAAGCGCAAAGTCACCCATATCACGGCCAAAATGGCCGGGGCCGATGTCACTGGGTATCACTTCATACCCAAGAGCGTGCGCAAATGCCGTCAGCAAAATTGGCCTTTGGGCCAATTTGTCCAGATCTATGGCAACATCCAACGGTATCACGCTCGCCTTATTGCGGTCCTGGTAAGCATGGAGTTGAGTTTTTTCCACACGCGTAGAGTCAGCAATAGATTGCAGGTTCCAGCCTATGACCGACAAAACCTGCACTGTGGCTGACTTTATAGCCCCCAGAAACCGCTGAGAATAAACCGGGATCATCTTTTGCTCCCGTATTCAGTAGTATTGCGACCACCGATTTTTTCTTGTTCAGTCTTGTGTTTTTGCAAGGGGTTGGGCGGTACGTTGCCGTACCGCCCGCCATCGTCCATTCTCTGTTTTCTCACAACACCAAATGGAGACGATTTGAAATGCGAACAGGATGGGACAAACCGGCCAAAATTGATCGGGAGGCGCAGCGCGTTCTCCTCCATGCTATGGCCGATGCTTACCCACAAGTTTTGTGCGACTTCCCTGAAGGCTTTGACCGCGGAGACAAACATACTGTTGTTAACGTAATGTACCTTAAAGAACACGGACTTTGTGAAACCGACACGCTCGGAGAAATGGGTATGGCCGGAATGGAAATATACCCTCCACGCATTACGGCAAAAGGCCTTGATTTTCTGGCAGATGACGGTGGGTTGGGCGCTATTCTTGATGTTGTGACGGTAAGGTTTGAAGCAAATACGATAAAAGCGCTGATTGCGAACAAACTTGAAGAGTCCGATGCCCCCGAAGAAGAAAAAGGGTTGATTAGGAAGCAACTGGACGCCCTCCCTGAAACGGCCCTAAAAGCCGGCATGACGGAACTGGTGAAGGTTGGCCTGAACCACACTCACGATGTAATGCAGTTGCTTCAAAAATGTTTCGGCCTTGGATAGTGGTCAGAAATTCAAAACGTACCTGAAGTGTTGCATCGCCAGGGATTAGAGCAACGTCAAACGCCTCCAGACCGTAAGGATCCGGAATACAAATTCTTAACCGAGAAGCACCGTTTGCTAGATCGAACCAAGATTCTACGCAAATAAGCGTATAATTTGAGCGTCTAGCAGGCACATTACAGCTCCCGGACACTATTGCTTTTTTGTTTTCAGGAAGAATCATTCAGCAGCTCCTGATTTTTTGTTCAGGAACTTTGCCGCCTATGGCCCCGGGCGGTACGTTGCCGCACCGCCCGCCATCGTCCATTCTGTTCCTGTCAACACAACACAATGGAGATTCTAAGGTCTGGACATAAGACCAAATTAAAGTTGAAAGCCGACGGTACCGTCGATGCAAGCAATGTAACAGGCTATTCCACCAGCGTTGCCGGCAATATGATGGTGTTTTTGCAAGTTGTTTCTGCCACTGGCCTTCAGCATATTCCCAATGGGGACAAGACAGACCAGTTAATGATGACGCCGCAACAAGCGCAGGAAATTGGACAGGCTCTTGTGCATGCTGCAAGCATTGCTCTCTCAAATACTGGCGGCTCGAGACCAAATTGAGCTCACTCGGAGTAATTTCCCACCGAACATCATTCGCCTGACATGCGTTGTGATGCGCAGCATGCTTCTCAAAATGAGACATCATGCTGCCATTCCCTGCTCTGGACGCCTGTATAGATCTGGCCGCAGTTCTTCACGCGGGATGCCGAACGCTTCCTCAATCGCTACAATGTGCTTGTCCGGGATCTTACTCCATTTCAGAACGGCAGAATGCGAGCGAAGGCCTATGCCCTCGGCCAGCTTCTTGCACCCACCCACACGTTTTCTAAGCTCAGACGGTTTCATGCGGGCAATGTCACACATACTAACATTATTGGTCAATCAAAAATGTCAGTATACAAAACTCAAAGTTCGGCGTTTTGCGGCACAATGTCATGATGACTGACAAGAACTCCATGGGCCGCAGATTAAGAGAATTGCGAAAAGCTAAAGGCTTGACGCAGGTCGATGTTGCTGCGGCTTTAGATGTCAGCCGATCGCACATAACCCAAGTTGAACTTGGTGCTGATCCGGGCTTCTCAACGTTTATTCAGTTGGCGAAGTTTTACGACGTTTCCTTGGACTACCTTTTTTCGGGCAGAGCAGAAACCTCCACTATTTTGAGCACGAATATTAATTGTCAGGCACCGTATACGGCAGAAGAGCTTGCTCTCATTGAGCTGTGGCGTGAGATGAACGAGGGCCAACGGGAGCTGCTTTTGTCTATGATCGAGAAGGCTGTTCGCCTCAATGTTGCCTAGTTCTTCGGACTGAGCGGCATTTAGAACAGAGGCCATATTAAGCCTCTTGCAGACTCGGGACTTCACCCACTTCACCTAAAATCTCAGGATCGCCGTAATCACCTGCGGCTTCATCCACCAGCATTTTAAAAGCTCGGCCACCCGCTGCCGTCATGACGCCTGCACGGATTTTTTCCAACTTATTCAAGGCGTCGCTCTCGCTGCGACAGGGCAATGCCGCACCCTGCTCAAGGTACCTAGCCTTTCCCTTTGTCCTCCACGTGTAGGGGACAAACACAATTCTTTGCGTTTGAGCCATAATTTAGCCTCCAGATTGTTCTCTTTTTGTTCTAGTATGCGATTGCAGGCAACTTCAACTGGAGAAATAAAATGTCACCTATACAAACATTTTTGTTGACTGCTAATGTTAGTGTAGGTGACATAAGCCCATCATAACCCGTGATGGAGATGCAGGGTGAAAGCAACACAGGCCCAGAAGCCGCAGCGGTACGTGACAGTCGTGGATGAAAATAAAGCGTTTTTGCGGGTTATCCGGCGCGTTGTTGACCATTCACCGTCACAAGAAACGCGCGTTCGAAACAAAATTTTTGATCTGACAAGCTCGCTCCTACGGGCCTGCCACGCCCGCACTACTGAGCTGGATCTGGAGGCTATGGCCACGGCTGATATTCAGCTCGTGCTTGCTGACCTGAAAACGCTGCGCACCCATCTGAACACTCGCACAGGCAACCTGCCATATGGGCAGCGTCTGCACTTCACCAAAAACATGGCGTTTAAAAAACAGTCCCCACAGGTGACAGCATGACCACGCAAATCCGCATAAACCGGGCAGATCAACTGCACGCGCAGGCAGATACGCTGTTTGTGGCAGCAGAACGCATTGAGCAATTCAGCCGTGCCTGTGCCGCCAGCAACAACCCGGAAGGCTCCGCCTGCTGGCAGCGCATAGCCAAAATATACCTGATTGAAGCTGAAGCATTTGCCGTAAAGGCCGAAAAAATAACAGGAAAACGCTCATGAAAACATTCAAACAAGCCTACTTCCAGTATGCGCCTATAGCCCTTGCTGCCGAGAAGTTACTCATTAGCGTGGCATCACTAGCTGGTCGCGTGGCTGCCATTTACGCAAGCCTCTCCCAAACAATGGTGGGTGAAGTGGCCCGTGTTGTTGCTTTTCTGGCACTTGGCTCTGTTCTGTTGTGCAGCACAGAAATTGGATGGTGGCTTTTGGGGGCGTGGGCAGACGGTGTGACCCTGCTTGTGCTGTACGCACAAGGCTTAATGTAATGGGCAGGGAAGAAATTCTGACCGTTGCCGATGTATTAGAACGGCTGAAAGGCATTGTAGGGCGCAGCAAGCTGACCGCCCATTTGCAGCAAGTGCCAGAATATGCGGGAGGCCCCACACATCGTCGTTTTGGCAACAGGATTGTCTTCCGTGCAGGAGACTATGAACGCTTACTCGAGAGTTTTGAATGTCACTCAAAGTCGTCAGCCGCAAAGGTGGGGCAGCGCTCTACGTTCGCGGCACCGTCCGCGGACAAAGCGTATATGAGAGCACTGGAACTACTGACCCCCAGCAAGCCGAAGCCTACCGGGCCAAGCGTGAAGCGGACCTCTGGGCGGAGTCAGTCTATGGTAAGCGGGCGGTCGTAACATTTGCCCATGCAGTTACGGCCTATCTTGAGGCTGAGCGCCGTACACCAACCACTCTTAGGCACTTACGGAATTTATTAGAGCACTTTGGCACTGCCAAACTGGATCATATTGGCCAGCAGGAACTGGATGAAGCATACAAGGCCATCCTGACCAACGGGGCCATGGCCAGCGGTGCTACCAAAATTCGCGCAGTGCTTACCCCACTTAGGTCTGTGTTGGAGTTTGCCGCCATACGTGGCTGGTGCTCAAAACCCGCGTTTGCTCGCCCTAAAGTCCAGCAAGTACGCATGCACTTCTTGCGTCCGGCGGAAGCCACGGCGTTGGTGCAAGCAGCTGCGCCACACGTTCAACCGCTACTTATATTTTTGATAGGCACCGGCGCACGCATGTCGGAAGCGCTCGAACTGGAATGGAAAGACGTTGATTTAACAGGCCAACGGGCGGTGGTTTGGCAAAAGCAAGGCGATGAAAGGCATATAGATCTACCGCCGGTTGTGGTTGAAGCTTTGGCAAACATAGAACCCCAGACCGGGCGAGTATTTCGTCCAATCCGTAGCCGGAAACCACCAGGGGCACTCCGAGGCAAAGTCATTGGAGACTCTTATTATAATACGGGCCGGACTGGTGGAGGGCAAATAAAGACAGCGTGGGCCATAGCATGCCGCAAAGCCGGACTACCTGGGCACGAACGCGTATGGGTGCCCAAAGGAAGCAAAAAACAGAAAATCCAGTTTGTGCCGGACATAACTCCTCACTGCCTACGCCACACCTTTGCAACCTGGCATTACTGCCTACACAAAGACTTGCTTAAACTGAAAGAAGATGGGGGCTGGCGCACGATCACCATGGTGACGCGCTACGCAAAAAAAATGCCAGACAGTTACGGCGTTGAGATACACAACTGGTTGAACGCAGCGCAAAAAGAGAAATGAGCAAATTCCGTGCAAAAAATGGCTTTCTCATAAAACTTATTAGCAAAAACAATAAGATAGGTAAAAATAACCCTGACCTTCACACGGCGGGGGTCACAGGTTCAATCCCT